TCGAAAACAGATGGATCAATCGACGGATATACAACCTTATCAACAGTTGCTTTTGATATGTCATATTCATACGGTGAATAATCTCCGTCTTTTAATGTCAAGTTTTTTATTCGTAGTTGAGTCACCGACTGAACTCCATCAACTTTAGCAATTTCCAATTCAAGCCTGCTGAGATTTATTGGTTGACAAAAACGAGAATTATTAACATCAAAATATTGTTGAACAATCGTTAAACAATTTGCTAATACTTCTCGTTTATTATAGTTCTTGTAGACGATAATACCGAAATCAACGCCAACGTTGATCACATATCCATCCATAATATTGACACTGTCGGTCATTATTCTATACTGGTTTATATAGTTTTTTAAGTTTGTTCTAACCGCTTCATTCGAGGATATTAATCTTTGGTCGCTATCATAGCATAGTATATACAAATTGATGGCAAACGGATTGTTTTTGTCGGGATCTACTGTATTTACTTGACCGGGTGCCAAACTACTTGTCTGCATGGCTTGCGGTTTAGCTTGTATGTTTGCGATATCAAGTTGCGTATCTGTTACTGCATATACTTTTGCAATCGAACCATACTTGGAAGGCATCGCAAATGTTCTAACTTCATAGTCCTTTTGTGTTACTGCCCTGTTTTGAGCAGCAAAGTTTGCCAAAGCATTATTTCGTATTTCATCATTTGTTTCGGCATCCTTACCGCCGGTTGCGGGTATTGGATTATTTACTCTTACCGAACGACGAACAAGATTGGTAAGGTTTAGTTCCAATAATCCCATTTCGGTCAAGTCACCAAAAAATTCAATACTACTGATATTTTTGATACTGTTTGCATTGACATTGCTGGTTATTCCGCCACCACCAACGTAACGTATAGTCAATGTTGTGTTTGATGGAGCTTGTCCAAATGCTTTTGACGATAAGAAGTTTGATGGGTCGTATGATATATTCTCTGATTTAAAAGTGGCAATTTTGTTTACAGTGAAAGCGTTTGGCACAATAAGTTCGTCATCTTTGATACTTGTACCAGAACCAAATTCCAAGAAAGTTGTATTATCCGCGTCAACCCCTGTAACAAATCGCTTAGATGTACGTAAATAGCGAAGTAGAAATGGAGCGACATCTCTATAAGCAGATAATGTCATATCGTTTTTGTATATGTTTTCGTAATCTACTGGAACCAAATCTTGGGCGAGATATTCGGTTTCATACCAGCGGTTGCCATCGGAATCATATACATCCAACACTTCTATCACATTCGTATCATCAAGATATATTTTATAAAACGGAATAGGACTAGAAACAGAAACTGTTTTCGTCGATATTTGACCCGAAAATGCATCGACGCTCTTTTTTAACACAAAAAATTCTGGTTGTCCCGCCGCATTTCTCTGAAATACAGATACTTCCAATGGATCATTCTTGGTGTCAACAGTAAAATCTACGGGAGCATTTGTTAAAAATGATACGTTGCTATCACTCGTGGTTGTCATACCAGGCTTAATGATCTGACAATAATTTAAATCAGGTACCATTTCTCCCGATTCACTTGTTTTTGCTGGAACAAGTTGATATACATCCAATCTGGTAACTGATGGCGTAGTTGTTTTTGCCTTGTATCCCATGGACTTGGCGGCATCTATAATGTTCTTACGTTCCTCCGAATTTACTAACATAGACTCTTTAAATTGATAGTCTATATAATATGATAATACGTCTCCTACATATGCCGCCATTTCTATAAACATCATGCCTGTTGATGCTTCACTGAAATCTTTATATGTATTTGGATAATATGTTTTAGCAAAATCCACCAAAGACTGTTTTAGTTGAGTGAAGTCTTTGTTGAGATATTTGATATCTTTTTTGTCTGGTTGAAATGACTTTGGTGTATCTAATATCATATGTTGCTGGTGTTCATGGCTAGTTCTAGTGTCTGAGATTGAGTTATTCCAACACTTGGAACTGTAAATGTGACTTTTACTCCAACTTTGTATTTGTCTTTATATTCCGTGTTTTCGGTATTAACTTCTATTTTTTGAATATCCACGTAAGACATCCAACGCTTTATATCAGAACGAATGGTACTTTCCACGATAGGAGATATATCATCGGTATAGTTTTCAAACAATATACTCCAAAGCCCAGAGCCAAATTCTGGGTTCATTCTACGCTCACCTTTTTTAGTTCTGATCAACAGATTAATATTTGATTTTACTTGCTCAAGAGCACTGTAACTTTGGTTAAAATAGCCCTGTGGTCCATGTGATATGGGAAGAGTTATACCAAAAGTTTGTGTTGCTGTTGCCATTTATTATGCTGGACGCTTTGCTCTTGCTTTTTCGTCCGCCGCTTTGATAAGTTTTGAATAATCTCTAGTTAGAGCGTTTGCAACTGCCGCCACATCTTTGTTCTCATTTAGCATTTCCTGTGGCAATGTTTTAATTACATCTAACGTAGAAGTGCCCGTTGATTCAGCTTCTTGTGGAACACCACCCACAGTTTCGTTCAATATCTGATTCAATATTGGATTTTTTGTAAATATTTTTGGTGCTTGGGTTGGTACCTGTTTAACTGGAGCTTCTAATCCAACGTTTACTTTTCTTTTTGGATCCTCTGCGACCTTTTCCGTCAAAACTTCTTGTCCTGTTAGTTTTTCGGCAAGAACCTCCATCAAAAGTTGAGGTAGTGTATTATGAACTTCTTCTTTTACAAGAGTTCTTATAATTTCTATTAGTTCAGTCTTTTTCATATATACTATAAATATAAGGGTTATTTAGTCTTTTTTTATTTAAATTGTATGTGTTACCATATATAAGGATCGCTTCCTTTCGTCCAAGCGTCTATTTTATCTTGACTCCATCCTTCTTCGAATGGATATATCCATGTGTATTTGTCCAACGATTTAGCAGCCGCTTCGTACTTTGCCCTCGTAGGATCAGAAGTGCTACTAGAATACATTCCTCCTGTGCTCAAATGCATTTGTTTTTTAGTCAGTCTGCTATATTTTCTAAGTTTATCAAAATTTTCTTTGGACAATCCTCCCGGATAAGGGGTAGTTTGTGGAGTCGGGGTTGATGCAGGAGTGGCAGCTAATGCTGGATTTACGGCAGGTGCTGGGGGAGCACTAGACACTTCTTCTACTTTTTTATAAACCCGCACCATCATCACTTTATACGAGTCTCCTTGCAATCTGTATCCAGTTCGCGTTACTTCTATGATATGTATTTTATCGACCGCTTCTGCAACTTTTGTCTGATCCCCTGAGTTAATTTTGGAGTATTTGTCTGAAATTTTCTTGGCATATGCAGATTTTAAATATGGTAAAGTGACATCATTCCATTTTTTGTCGAATTGGTCGTCTATCATTTTTTGAGTTACTATTTCTACTCCGTCTGGTTCCGTTGCCCATTTATATTTTCTACCAGGTTTTCTATCATCCGATTTGACCACTTCGTTTGTTTCAGTGTCTCTATACAACAGTCCTCCATCGTCGCTTTTAATAAGTTTATTTTTTTGTCTAACATAGTTTCCATTTTCATCTTTTTTATACGTAAAACGATCATTATTGTAATTAGCATTTATATATGCCTCTTTATCCGCTTCTTTTTGCTTGTCTATTTCACTCTGTGGCATTTCAACGCTGGTTGGCTGAATCAATGATGGCATATCAACGTCGGCGGATATTCCATTTATAGTAAACAAACTTTTGCCATTTGCTGGTAATTCGGTCGCCTTGTTTCCGTCCGCAAAAGTGTATGTGACCGACCCATCAGGGTTTTTTACAAAATATGGTTTATCCCCAATTTCTGGAAGTGATAAATCGTCCGGAGCAAATGCTATCCATTTAGATGTAGTTCCATTTGGAAGAGTATCTACCGCAATAGCATCCTCCTCTTTACCTATACCAAATTTTTCTTTAGATGCGTTCGGTGTATAAAGTTTAGTAGTAGACCCGTCTACATACGTTAAAGTCAACATATCTTTAGTTCCAACCATAGATATCAACTCTAATCCGTCCGGAATTATTGGGTTCGTATCTAGTTTCAACTCCAATGTTTCATTTCCCTTAGAATCTGTTTTTATAGTATATAATTCACTCACCGGTCTTGGTACTTTGACTGGGCCAGTTTGGACTTCAACTACCTGTGCGGGTGGTGGCAGATTTGCGTTGGAAGATTCCGCGTTGGATTGTGCGGTTGTTATCTGCTGAGTTTCCGACGAATTTGATACTACTTCTCCGGTGGATTTGTTTATTACTGTCGTAGTGACCGTTTTTGTTGGTGGTTCAACTTTATCAGGAACGGGTACAGACTCGCCAGTCACGGGATCTTTAGCGTCCGCATATCTTGTTCTTGAACCACCCTTTATTACCGTCTCGGTTACAGTGGTAACATTGGCGGATTGTACGTTTGATAGCACAACTTTTCCAGTGTCTTTGTCTATTGTGGCGGTGCCGCTGGATGGAGGAGAAGATACTGGTGGAGTTGATGGCCTTGCTTCATTTGCTTGCATCGCACTTTGTTGAGACGCCGACCCTTTTGATATTGTTGTTATATCTATGTTTGAAGGTATATTCGGCATCGATGTTGCCTGAGAAATAGGACTCGCTCCCGTGGTAGGAGTAGAAAACTTTTGAGCAACCAAAGCACCTGCTCCTGAACTGAGACCTCCGATCAATGCGGATGAATTAGATCCGCCAGAAAGCTTTGAACCAACAATTGCTCCAGCCGCCGAAGATACTGCTCCTGCTCCTATTTTTGAGGATAATGAATTTGCCGCCAATCCTCCAACTGCACTGCCCGCCGCCTGTTTTAAGTTACCTCCCGCAATAGCCACGCCAGCAGCAGACCCTAAAGCACCGGATATATTTTTACCTATACCAGTGGCCCCAACTAAGTTTCCGACAGCACCGCCAGCGATATTTCCAACAGCACCCCCGATTGCTTGTTTTGCATTTCCTCCAGAGGCTAAAGCACCCGCCGCAGACCCAATCGCACCTGCCACGCTTCCTCCAATACCCGCTTTTTGTGCCAAATTTCCAGCAATTCCACCAACACCCGCTCCTACCGCAGCACCGGCTATACTTTTAAGGTTTCCACCTGCCAATGCTGCACCAGCCGCCGCACCAAGCGCTCCTCCAGCCGCGCTTTTTAAATCGTTCAATAAAGATAATTTACTATCAGCCGCGCCTTTTAATTGGCTTATTTTTTGATTTGGAGAAAATTCTGGTACCATACCGTCCAACGAACTTATCGTTTTATCTTTAAAAGCAGATAAATCTCCTTTCGCCGACAACAACCCAAGTTTCCCAGTTTCTATTTCCGGTATTTCCAACTTAGAATCAAACTTTGGTAGACTTTCCGTCAACTTACTGGTATCATCCAATGATGGTAATGAGGGAACAGATGGGGCTGAAATTGATGGTATAGAAGGATTCAACGAACCAATATCAGGAACAGCAGGTACCGATTTTACAGATGAAAGCAAAGATCCTCCATTGCCAGTCGATCCTAAACTTGAATTGAATGAAGGAAGAGACGCTCCCCCTCCTCCAAAATTGGAAGATATATTTGGTGCTGATGGCAGCGGCGATTTTGATATAGGTAAATTAAGCATATGTATCATCAATCACCGATTTGTCCCCACCACCAGTATAAATCAATTCTATTTTATATTTTTTCTCTTTTTCTGCACGCTCGGCCTTTTTTTCTTCGTTTTCGTTTTCTTTTTGTATAGCGTCAAGTGAAGAATCTTCTTTTAATTCTCCGCCCGGAAAACCACTAGCACCTCCACCACCAACTGTAAATACTCGCTGACTCATGTTTTTTGGTGCTCTGTCACGAAGTTCTATGAGACTATTTCTTAAAAACTTAAGTTCATCAACGTGCTTTTTCATCTTTTCTTGCCAGTCTTTTCTTGGAGGCGTCTGTACGTCTTTTCTACTATCTATATCGTGTACATGTTTCGCCAACCATTCTTCACACAATTCTATCATCCAGTTTGTTTGTAAAAGCAGCCAATTGCATAATGCCATATCCCACGCGGTGGTCGTTCTTCCAAGCAACACTGGTTCAGCGTCCTGTTCAAATTGACCTAAAAATATAAAAGGAGAGTTGATTGTTGTTTTTTCGTTTGTTGTTAGAACGATTTGTTTATGCGCATCAACAGTATATTCATCATCAGTGGCCACAGCATATCTCTTTTTTGAAAAATGGAATGTTTCATTTGCTTTTGATGAAAATATTAAACGATCACTGTTTATAACAATTTGATCTCCGTCTTGTTTTGGATATTTAAATGATGTAGCACCATTCGGTGAATATTTTGGTTGCTCCTCTGGCTTATCAGCCGAAAATATCACTTTCTTGATAGTTGTCTTGAACTCAGATGTGGTTTTTCCAGAAGTAATATGTATGGAAGAACCATCTTTATTGATATCTTCAAGAGTATATCCTTTTGCATTATTCCCTTGAGGAAGTTTTATTGGTGCTTGGCGGTTACGTATCAGCATCATTGGATTTCCACCCTTATCTTCATATTCCCCAAGCCCGTCGTCATTATTTCTATTAGCGTCGTATGCACCAAATCTTATGGAAGAACCAAACCTGGATTGTAATAACGTATCTCCTTCATATAATTTTAATCCTCTTATTTTTGGATTAAATTTAAAATAACTCCCAAGAATTCCAGTATAATCTTCTCCACCAGAAAAATTCATTTTTGATTCTGGTCCATCATAATTTCCACTAGAGTCAAACGTATTGATATTACTTGTCACTTGACCTGCATTTTTTTCCGCCGAAAACAAAGCATTGGAATTTACCGTGGAATTTGTATTCAACTTTCTTGTATAAAAATATCTATCCAAGTATTTTCCAACAATCACAATCTCATTCATCAATGGATACTCAACTATTCCCGTATTTTCTAATGGATATGCCCAGTTTAATACAGTCTTTTCTTCATTAACTTGGCTATTTAAGAATCTGAAACGTATTCTTCCTATCCACGAATAATCTTTTTCGGTAAATTCAGGCTCGGTATCGTCGATATTTGGTGGCCAAGATTCAACGTCGAGCGTGGAATCTTTTAAAACCGGACTGTTTTCGTCCATCACCACATCCAATACCACTGCTTCTTCGAGTTCATAAAAATTTACCGTGTCAGGTTTGCGTTCTACCACAAAACGTTTAGATGCAAGCATATCATCTTGTTTGAGATTTTGCTCGCTTCTACGGTCTATGTTATTGTAAGCCATATTTACTTTGCCTTTTTATCGGCGGGTACTTCTAGTTTGTTTAATGTTTTGGCAGTTTCTTCCACAGTCGCCATCAACTGTTTGCGTTCTTCTTCTGTAAGAAGCATACCTCCGCCACCTTCACCGTCCGCACCAGCCTTGCCGCTCATTAATCTTTGTATAATAGCAGCAAGTTTAATCAGTTGTTCGTCATTTCGTACCCCGACATCAAAATACTCTTTGAGTAGTGGTACAATCATAGTGGCATCATTAACCGTCTTGATCATGTCACGTAGATCTGTAATCAGAATATCTATCTGATTTTTCTTTTCTTCGCTGTTTTTGACTATGTCTTTACACAGGTCAGAGAAGTTCTTTCCTTTGAATATCTCTATGTCATTTTCCATGACTATAAATAGTCGTTATAATATATATTTAGACTCTTGCTCCATTAATCATACCTTTATTTAGATATTCCTCGGCTATGTTTTTTTGGGTGGATTTCATTTTATTGATAACCTTGGTAATCTTTTGTGTAGGGCAGTCTGCGATCTCTCGTATATACAAATAAAGTGCTTTTTTATTAAATACGTCTATTCTATCCGCGTTTCTGAAGATTTCTATAACAGCGTGAGCAATCTTTAGGTCTTTTTCTTTATTGAACATTTTGGCTACATTCTTATCCCAATAGTCTACCATTAGTGCTATAAACTCGCGTGTTTCACTCTCTTGCTTTTCGTGTTCTGGTTCTACTACAAACTCACCGGCATCGCCTGCTTGCTCACATATTTCAACGTGCTTCTTGAACCGCTTATATGTTGTATTATTATCTAAAATAAACCAGTTTTTCGCAACAATGCTGAAATAACTGAACGCCTTACCCTTACCTGGCTCAT